CCAACCGCGCCACCATCGGACGCACCAAAACCCGGAGACAACCATGAGCTACCCCGCCGTCTTCCCCGTCACCGCCAACTGGTGGTCATCCACCGACCCCGCCGACACCGCCACCACCAGCACCCCCGAATGGCTCCCCATCAACGGCCTCGTCACCTTCACCCCACGCCTGCCCAAAGGCTTCACCGCCTACACCGCCAACTTCCCCACCGCCATCAACCAAGACGCCATCCAAACCATCACCCTCACCGGCACACCAACCGGCGGCACCTGGACCATCAGCTACGGCGGCTACACCACCACCGCCCTCGCCCCCAACGCATCAGCCTCCGTCGTCCAGGCCGCGCTAGTGGCATTGACATCGATCGGGACCGGGAACTGCACCGTCGCCAGCCCAGTCGCGTTCAACTACACCGTCACCTTCACCGGCACTTTAGGCAACAAGCCGATCGCCCCACTCACCACCGACGGCCACCTGCTGACCCCGACCACGACGATCACCGTGGAAACGACCACACCAGGATCCACCGCATCCAGCGGACCCACCGGCGTCGTCATCCCCACCCGCCAAGGCCGCATCTGGGCCGGCGTCCTGTCCAGCATCGACGTCACCGACTCCCCCGGCGTGGATTTGGTGGCCAACGATCCGCTTTTGAACCTGATCGACCAAAACATCCCATCCCTGATCTACGACGTGATGTTCACCCAGGTCCAATACAATTCCACCCTCGGAACCCTGCAGAACTTCGCGTTCTCCGCACCACCGGACACCACCCCCGTCTGTTTGACAGATCCGACGTTTCCGCGGCTCAGCTTCCAACCACCCAGCCCATGATCGCCATGTTTCCCATGCACGAAGGCGGCATGCACGTCGTCGCCCAATTCAGCTGCGACCACTGCAACGCCACCGCAGAAACCTACACCACCATCCTCACCAACAGAACCACCGTTAATTTCCCGCCGAACTGGACCGCAAGCAACAGCAGCCACCTACCCACCACCGTCTATTGCCCCGACTGCCGACCACCCAGCCCATGATCACCCGACTCACCCGCATTACCTGCGATTACTGCAACATCGCCAACGAATACCCCACACTGCAGCATGCCCGTAAAGACGGCTGGGCCATCCACCAAACAACGGGATTCTTCACCGACGATTTCTGCGCGCGCCATAAGCATCCTCGATTCGAACATCAAAGCAACGGCGAAATCTGGGAATACCGATGAACATCTACGACGACACCCCCGAAACCACCCCCAAAGTGTCGACCCCCATCACCGCCCGCGCCGCCGCCATCCGCACCATCCGCTCCAGCGCCGAATACCGACGCCGCCGCAACCAATACCGCAAACAAACCGCCAACCACCACAACCCCGACGGCTCCAAAGGCCAACCCTGCTGGCTCTGCAACGGCCCCATCGACTACCGACTCAAACACCCCCACCCCCGCAGCTGGACACTCGACCACGCCATCCCCATCACCGACAACCCCAACCACCTACTCGACCCCAACAACTTCCGCCCAGCCCACCTCGACTGCAACAACCAACGCGGCGCCGGCCAACCCCGCATCGAACTCGGACAACCCTCCGAAATCTGGTGAGACTGTGCAACGACACACGGATGGGCATTGCTGGCCCTCAGATCAACGCTCAGCCACGAACACCCCGAAGGTGACCTTCGGGTACCGGTTGACTATGCTGAACGGCTGGGCAATGCTCAAACGTGCCGAAACGAGCTGCTGGCCGTAATTGTGTGAGTGTGAGGAGCCCGATGCCCATCACCGTCAAAGTCACCCCCGACGTCTCGGCCTTCCGCCACGCCTGCGTCGATGAGGTCGCCGAGGTGATCGCACCCCATCTCGCTCATCCGGCTGAGGCTGCCGCCGCAGCGGCAGCCCTCATCGACCGGTTCACCGTGCTGCCCAAGTGATCACCCCCTTCACCTGTGTTCGCTGCGGCGAGGACTTCACCACCCCCGGGGAGTGGACCGAGGCCTGGATCGCCGCCAAAGAAGAAAAAATCACAGGCCGTCCTGTGGCGGGAGACTGGACGATTAGTTATGGCGGGGAGTCTGCCACCTACACTCGTGGCAACAAGCTGATTTCGGTGTCGAATCCCGGTGTGGATTGGGCGCTGAGGTGGACCAACGAGCCTGTGACGGACTGAGAGGAATGGGCATTGCCCCGCCCTCCCCCTCCAGCAGCCACACACAGCCACGAACGGGGCGCCGGTGACCATTCCTACAGATCAGCCGTTCCCGGCCGACAAACAACGCTTCTATGCAAAAGTAGAAGCTAACGCCGATGCTGACGGGTGCTGGCTATGGACAGCCCGTGTAGGAACGGATGGATTCGGTCAGTTCTGGTATCAAGGCCGCTGTGTAGCAGCTCACCGACTCGCATACCAATGGGCCAACAACGATCCAGACAGATCGCTTATCAGAGTTACTCAGATATGCGGAAACCGGTTATGTGTCAACCCAATCCATCTCGTCGCCGCTCCCAAACAATCGGAATCTGTGGGCTATAACGCAGTTCATAGTCGAGTGAAAGCGCTGTGGGGATCAGCCAATCAATATCCATGCATTACATGCGGTCAACCCGCAGCGACCTGGTCTTATGACGGCACTGACGCTACTGAACGTGCTGGATACGACGCCCATACTTACGTTGGGCAACGACCGATGCGCTTCTCGCTATATCCAGAGTTCTATGCACCCAAATGTATTAGTTGCCACAAGAGAGCTGATCTCGCTGCCTTAGGCCGACCGTATCAAGGCAACCGAGGGATGCTGCGCACAGCAGTAATCATCGAACGATGGTGAAGGCCTCCGCGTGACCATCCCGGCCGGGTACCCACCCTCCCGGCGACCATCCCGGCCGGGTACCCACCCTCCCGGCGACCATCCCCGCAGGGTACCTACCCTCCGCGACGGGCACCATCCCAGCCACGGGCACCATCCCCGTGTCTAATAGCGATCCGTGTCTAATAGCAGGTCACCCTCCACAGCTCAGCGTGTCTAATAGCCACCATCCGCCAGCAAAGAGGGGGATGGGGGTCGCAAAGCCCTGAGCTATTGGGGGACCCCCGATGGCCCCCCGCCAAATATCCCCCCGAGCAACCAAAAGTATTGTGCTGCCAAATGCATAACCGCAGGTCAGAGCGTTATTGCCCATAACATAGCTACATAGTGAATATATGCATTTACCTGCGGAAGCGCGGTTTTGGCAAACCCAGCAAACCCCCTCCAAACAGTCCAGCTAACCCCCCACGGGGGGTTGTGCAATACCGCCCTGGTGTCTAACAGGCCGCCGTGCCCAGGCGTGTCAAACAGCGACCGGTGTGTAACAACGCGGCATCCAGGCCGCGGGGCTATTGTGTCGGTCATGACGACGAAACAGTCCCCGAAGGCGAAGCCGGTGGACGGGGCGCCGCCGCTGGCCACGCCGTGTAGTCTGCCGGAGCTGCAGGCGTGGATTGACAGGACGGTGGTGGTGGTGCCAGGGATGGCGCACGGGGTGCAAATCGATGTGACTGGCAGCGATATCGTCGCGTCGGTCGCCGATTAGTCCCTTATCGGGCGGTTTCGGAGTCTTCTCGAGTCTCTCCGGCCGATTCTGGCGTCTTTCGGGGTGTTTCAGGGGGCAATGCTGCGGCGTTGAGCAATAATCAATTCTTGTGACGAAACGTAAGCCGACCCCGGCGGAGATGTACCCGAAGCGGCTGGAGGCTTTGCTGGTGGCGGTGTGGCCAGCGGCGATGGCGGGGGATACCCGGGCGGTGGAGTGTGCGCGTCGGGTGTTGGCGCAGCAGGGCAAATATTTGGGGATTGATGCGGAAGTGGGTCCTACGCCTCCTATCAGCGATAATGCGCTGGTTACTGATGAGTTGGCGGCGTTCCGCAAACGTTATACGGCGGTGCCGTGACGTCCGCGGTTGCTGATGCGGCGCCGGTGGTGGGGTCGGTGACTCCGCGGTTGTTTACGCCGGCTTTGCCGGAGCATGTCGGCCCGGACGGCTGGGTTACCCGGGAGTGGTCGTGGGGGTATGACTGCGCCGATTTTTTGGAGTCGTGTATGGGGTGGCGGCTTCTGGACTGGCAGAAGTGGCTTTATGTTCATGCGTTGGAGAAGGGCCCGGATCGGCGGGGGCTGCGGTTCAACACGATCTGCGTCCTGGTGTCGAGGCAAAACGGCAAGTCGCGGTGGTTGACGGGGTTGGGGTTGTGGCGGTTGTTTACCGATCCGCGGGGGCGTTCGTCGCCGGATTGTCCGGGCGCGAAGACGGTGTTGCTGGCCTGTCAGAACTTGAAATATGCGGAGGCGATGTTAGCGGAGGTGGCGGCGGATCTGGGTGCGGCGGCCCCGGCGGTGCGGCGGGAGTTTGTGCGGCATTGGTTGACGAATGGGGGTCATCAGATCGCGTTGACGAATGACCGATCGTGGCAGGCGGTGGCGGCGAATCGGCGGGCTGCCCGGGGACTGTCTATTGATCTGGTTTTGCTGGATGAGTTGCGGGAGCATCAGAGTTGGGAGGCGTGGAACGCGATTGTGCCGACGACGACGGCGCGGCCGCACGCTCAGGTGGTGTGCTGCAGCAATGCGGGGGATTCCAAGTCGGAGGTTTTGCGGACGTTGCGGGATGGCGCGAAGGCGCGGATAGCCGCTCAGTCCACCCGGGACACCGAGACGGCGTTGTTTGAGTGGTCGGTGCCGGTGGATGCGGACCCACGGGACGAAAGCCTGTGGGGGTTGGCGAATCCGGCGATGGGTTCGGGGTTGTTTCGGTTGCAGGATTTGCGGGGGTATTTGGAGGCGCAGCAGTTCCGGAATATGGCGGGGTTTCAGACGGAGCATTTGTGTACGTGGGTGGATGCGTTGGAGCCGGGGATTGTGCCGGCGGAGCATTGGGGCGACACCCTGGATGAGACGAGTCGGCGGGCGAAGGGTGCCGAGGTTTTTGTGGGGGTGGATGTGAGTTTCGATCGGGGGCGGTCGTATGTGGCGATTGCTGCGGTGCGTCCGGATGGGAATTTGCATGTGGAGGTGGTGGCCGGGGCGGTGGGGACGGAATGGTTGGTTGATTGGTTGGTGGCGCGCAAGGATAAGTTCGCCGGGATCGGGGTGCAGAAAACCGGGGCCCCTGTTAGTGGGTTGATTCCGGAAATGGAAGCGGCTGGGCTCACGGTGACGGCGTTGTCGGCGGGGGTGGAGCTGCAGACCGCGTGTGGGCTGCTTTATGACGGGATTTGTGAGCACACGATTTTCCACCGCCCCGCCCCGATCCTTGATAGGGCGGCGGCGTCGGGGGTGGGGCGCCGGACCGGGGACGCGTGGGTGTTCGACCGCCGGAATTCGCCGGTGGATGTGGCGCCCCTGGTGGCGGTGGCGAATGCGGTGTGGATGGCGAACTATACACCGGATGTCAAGGATCCGCAGTGTCATGCGTGGCCGGACGAGAAGGTGCTGTCGCAGTGGGACCGGGGGTCCGATCAGTTGGAGCGGGCATGGACGACAATGGTGTGATTCCGATCGGCGCCCGGCTGGGTTCGGAGCGGTTGTTCCCCGATGATGACCCGGATTCGTTCTTCGGCAACAAACCTACCCTGCCGAAGAATGCGGTGCCCCCGAACCCCACGGCGGCCGGCCCTGTTCCGACTCCCCCGGCCGCTGCGGGGGCACCGCCCCACCTCACCTCTGTTGCGTCGACGGTGTTGGAGTTGACTGGGATCACGGCGCTCGCCGTGGGTGGGTGGTTGATCCTGCCGGCGGTCGGCCTGATCGTCGCGGGGATCTGCCTGATTTTGTTGGGGGTGGCGGTGGGCCTGCCGTGAGCATCCTCGCCCGTTTGATGAACCGGGCCGCCCCGGGGGAGCCGGAGCAGCGGGCCCTGATGAGCTCGGCGTTCGTCCCGCCGCCCCAGGTCGGGGTGATCGACGATTTCGTGGGTGTGCATCGGGCGATGGCGTCGATGACGGTGTATGGGTGTGTGCGGTTGCTGGCGGACACGATCGCGTCGCTGCCGTGGGCGGCGTATCGCAAAGATAAGAAAGGGATCCCGGTCAAACTGAATCCGCAGCCCGCCATCATTAGACAGCCATTTCCTGGGTTCAACCTTTTTCAGTGGAAATGGATGGTCGTCGCGAATTTGGCGTTACGCGGGAATTCTTATCACCTGATCACGTCACGGGACAGCGGGGGGACGCCGACGGCGTTGATGCCGCTGCACCCCGACATCGTCTTCCTCGAAAGACGGCCGGATCTGTTGGCGTGGTTCGATCCGATCTACCGGGTGATGGGTCAACCCGTCCCGAAAGACCAGATCTGCCATATCCGCCGGTTCACCATGCCCGGCGAACCCTGGGGGCTGTCCCCGATCCGGCAGGCCGCGGTCGCCGTCGGATTGTCTTTGGCCGCCGAAGAGTACGGCTACCGGTGGTTTAAAGAAAGTGCTTCGCCGACTGGTTTGTTGATGACCGATCAGAATTTGGATCCCGACGCGGTGGA